GTAGTAAATTGGTTTATATTAATATTCATATTTGTATTTGATCCATTAGCAATAGTATTATTAATTGCTGCAAATAAAGCGTTTGATATAAAGTCATTAACAACTAAGAAAAATATATATGGAAAAACTGTTAATAAAGACGCATTTAGACCACCTCATCCTTCAGATGCTACAGAATGGGATGAAGAAGAAATAAATAAAAGAATGGATGTAATTGGCCAAAATGGAAATGAAGGATTGCATTATGAAGAAGAAATAAAAGAATCTCCTCCAAAACGTGCAACGGGACAACATATCACATAAAAATAAATAATCATGATAATATCAATTATGTATGGAGCAACGGGATCAATATTTCTTGTTACCTTAACAAATTTACTAATAAAAATATTTAAAAAATTTAATAATATAGGTTACTCTATAATATATGCTAGCTTATTTTTAAAACTAATATTTTTAAGTGGGTTTATATTAGCAACTAAAAATGAAATACCTAACCAAATAATGTTTGCTGTTGCAATACTGGTAGGAATATTATATTCAACAGTTAATGTTATATTAAAATTAAAATAAATGAAAAAATCAATTAAAAAAAGTAAAACGACAAAAATGTTACAATGTAGATGTAAAAATTGTACTAATATGGTACAAGTTGCGTCAACATCTTTATCTGTTATATGCTCTTTATGTACATTTAAAATGGCAGAAGGTATATTGGAATATTCCAAATAATTTATTATAATATAAATAAAAATATGTTAGAAGCAGAAAAAATTAAATCCAATTGGGACGAATATAAGAATAGAGTTAATACTTTATTTCCTGATAGAGCAGATAAATTAAATAAGTTATATGATGACTATGAAGATAGAATAGTCATGATGCCAGCTTCATCAGTTGCACATTATCATAATGCGTTTGCAGGAGGATATATAGATCATGTACTTAGAGTTATGGACTGTGTGGAAAAATTGTATAGTTCTTGGGAAAGTATGGGATCTGATATGTCTGGATATTCTAAAGAAGAAATGATGTTTGCTGCAATGCATCATGATTTAGGTAAATGTGGATTTCCTGGAAAAGGAAGAGAAGTATATCAAGTAGAAACATCAGATTGGCATAGAAAAAATATGGGAAGAATGTATAAGCATAATGAAAATATTCCGTTTTCAATGGTGCCAGATCTTTCTATATATTTACTTCAAAAATATGAAATTCAAATGTCTTGGAATGAATTTCAAGCTATTAGAATACACGATGGTATATATGATGATGCTAATAAACCATATTTTATTGCAAGATCAGCACAAGCCAAATTAAAAACTAATTTACCATTATTATTACATCATGCAGATCATATGGCATCTCAAATTGAATATGAAAGATGGAGATTATATAAAAATAATTCACCTAATCCAGTAGCAGCAAAAACAAAAGCTACTAAAAAGACAGCTATTAAAAACTTAGCAGAACAAAATCCAGAAATTGATAAATCAATAATGGATATTTTTAGTGATTTTAAAGAAGATAAAGATTAATTATGAATTCAGTATTAATATTATGTATTGTATTATTATCAGGCACTGTAGCATATTTTATATATAGAGCATATGTTTTAGCTGGTGTATATTCAGATTTAGAAGAATATACAAAAGAGTTAGAAGATATGAGTCAGTATATGTATACTAAAATAAATGAATCATATGAATCAATGAAAGAAATAGATCGATTAGGAGCTTTTGAAAAAGACGATGAAGCTGGAACTACTTTTGAAATGTTAAGAGACGTTATTGATAATTTAGAAAAAGAATTTAATGGGAAGAAAAAAGAAGAAGTCAAATAGATATTGGACTAAAGTTACAGAAGGATCAATTTCAGCATATAATAGATCAACTGAAAATACAGTATTAAAAGAAAAAATATATAGAAGATTTATATTTCCTGCTTTTATGAAATTATCAGAAAATCTTATTAATAAAATGAAATGTGAATATATTGATTCATCGTTTAAAGATTTGCAAACTGATTTAGTTACATATTTAACAATTAGATTAGATAAATTTAATCCTAATGCAGGTAGAGCATACTCTTACTATACTCGAACTTCATTTAATTATTTAATTGCTGAAAATCAAAAAGGATATGCAAAATTAAAAAAAGAATCAGAACCAATAAATATAGATGAACAACGAAATGTTATGACAGAAATGCATAACACAGAAATGGCAGAAACATTAAAATATTTTATGGATGCTTATGTAGAATATTGTTATGATAATATAAATTCAATATTTACAAGTCAAACTGATATACATGTAGCTGATTCTATATTACATATTTTTGAAGAACGTGAAAATATCGAGCAATTCAATAAAAAAGCTTTATATGTATTTATAAGAGAACGTACCGGATTAGAAACTAATAATATTACTAAAGTAATAAAAGTTTTAAAACATATATATTCAACAAAGTTTTTAGAATATGAACAAACTGAGTATGTGAATTTGCCCTTCTAATATTTATATTAAAAGGAATCTATATATGGATGTTAACGATCATTTATTTAAAGGTAAAAGTTTTTCTGACTTAATGTCAGACGTCTATCATAATTCTAAAAAGAAAGATAGACAAATTAATCAGCTGATTTCTCAATTACAGCCATTAATACGTACAGCATCAGATGCTACTATAATAGTTCCATTAATTAAAGAGTATTTAGATGTTGCTGTTAAAAATGATGATCATTTAGTAAAATTAACAGCAATAGTTCAACGTTATATATCAACTCAACAAACTATAACTGGAGAAAATTCTTTATTAAGTGATGACGAAAAAAATCAATTATTAAAAATTGCAGAATCTGAATTCGAAGAAGAATTAACAGATGAAATTGATAAAATTCAAAATGAAGATAAAGAGTTACAAGAAAAAATTAACAATGTAAAAGAGTCATTGGAGAAAAACGATGCTGGTTAGTTTTTTATTAGCAGAAGTAATAGATAACAATGTTTTAGAAACATATGAGTATAATAAAGATAATATAAATTTATCTTATACTATATTAGTACGAACATATGACGAAGAAAAAACACAAGAACTAATATGTAAGCCGGCTAATCGAAGATTAAAAGATATACCATTAATTGGCGAACATGTATTAATATTTCAAGGAACTAACGAATTTAGCACAGTTGATAGGTATCGAAGACAATGGTATTATTTTCCTGCATATGGTATACAATCAAATATTAATCATAATGCATTACCAGGAATTTCTGAAATTCAAACATCAAATGTTAATGCTACTGGAATACAAGGAGAGTTAGGAGAATCCTTTAAAGAAAAAGAAGTTTCAGCTTTACAACAATTTGAAGGCGATACTATAATAGAAGGACGTTTTAGTAATAGTATTAGATTAGGAAGTACTGTTAATAACGGAACATATAGTTTACAACCAACATGGCAAGGTACTGCAGATGGCGATCCTATAATAATAATATCAAATGCTCATACTGATAAACGTAATAAAGAATTTACTATAGAATCACTTAATGACGATGCATCTTCTTTTTATTTAACATCAATGCAACAACTAGTTGATTTAAAATTATTTAGAAATCCAACAAAATCTTCGCCAGTTTCTAAATTTAAAACATCCCAATTAATTGGAGATGCAAATAGAATAATTTTAAGAGCTAAAACAGACTCTATTATATTAGATAGTCCTAATAGAATAACATAAGGTACGCCAGAAGTACGTATAGGAGCTGAAAATGCAGGACATCCTTTAGTTAAAGGAGATAGATTAAAAATGATATTAAATGATTTAGTTGCTGTTATTAATGCAGGAGTAATAGGCCCTGCAGGAATTGCTTCAGCACCGTTACAACAAGGAAAATTAATAAGTATATTAACTGATATAGGTAAACTAAACAGTGATAGACATTATTTTGATAAATAAAAAGGATATATAAAAATGCCAGTTTCGTTCCCATTAGATAAAATACCAGCACTTCCAGCACAAGCTGTCGCATTGATGGTTGATCAAATTAACGTGTTTGTTAATAAAATACAATTAGAAATAGAAGCTACAATTTCTGAAGCAGCTAAATTGCCAGATGATTGTGGATGTGATTATCCACCAATACAAGATTTATTAGCACGAATCAAAAATATTCAAAAAATGGTAGAAAAAGTTATGGAACTTGTACCATTAATAGAAAAAATTGTTAAATTATTAAAAACGTTGTTAGCTATAGCTAGTGCAATAAAAGCATCTATATTTTTAATTCCTATAGTAGGGCAAGCTGCATTAATGGCTGAATTAGCAATAGTACAAAATATGGTTTTAGCTAATGCAGCTGTTGCTGTTAAACAATTAGGGACTATTCCTAAATCAATGGCTACATCTTTAGAATCAACATTACGTAATTTAGCATCAGTTGCTGTACAGTTAGATACTAAATGTGGAGATGAAGTAAATGGTGATGGTGGAAATTTAGTTACTAATAGAAATTTGCAAACAGCAATTGATGAATATGACTTTTCTGATAGTATACCAGAAAAACAACCAGCTGGAGAATGGATTTTAATACAAGGAATAGGTAGTTTAGGAAGTCCTATAGGACAACCACCAATACCAAAAAGTCCATATACAGATGCAAATGGAGATATTTGGATTTGGAACGGAGAATTAGATCCTGGTACTGGAGTTGCTTGGGGTAGTAAGAGAAGTAGATTAGATGATAATACCATGGGAAGTGAATTTTATTCAGAATTAAATGTTGGTATTAATGATATAACAGCAAGAATTGAAACAATTGAATTATTAGTTAATTCGCAACGAGATTTATTGACATCATTACAAGAAGCTCCTGCACAATCATATAACGGATCAGGTCCTCCTGATCCAGAATTAGGAAAGTCAGGAGATTATTATATTGATACCAACGGAAATGGTATATATGGCCCAAAAGATAATAATGGTTGGCCAGACGTCGTAAATTATTAAAGTTAATATTTATAAAAAAGAGAAGAACTATGGAACAAAAGAAATTTATACAAGTTTTAAAAAAAGTAGTAAAAGAAACTGTTAGAGAAGTAATAAAAGAAGAACTAACTGAAATTTTACAAGAAGGGTTACAACCAACTGTTAATGATTTAAAAACAACAAACCAAATTGTTAAAAATACTAAACCAGTTAAAAAACATAATATGTTTAAAGAAAATAAGTTTTCAGATATTTTAAACCAAACTGGAGTGACTAAAGAGACTACAACTACTTCAGATTATGCTAATTTAATGAATGAAGATATTGTCATGACATCAAATAATGCACAAAATTTTGGAATGCAGCGATCTATACAATCAAATGCATCTCCGAGTGTAATTGATGCAGAAACAGGACAGAATATTCCTGTACAGGATACCGCAGTTGCAAATGCCATGACTAGAGACTATTCTGCATTAATGAAAGCAATCGATAAAAAGAAAAATAGATAATGGCATATAATATAATCGAAGTAGATACAAATGTACAAAATCCTAATCGAGCTATAGGAGTAAAATTTCCATTTAATAGTCCCGGTATATTTAAAAAAACATTTACTACTTTCGATCAAGCTTCTACTAATGTTAAAAGTTTATTATTAACAAGAAAAGGAGAGCGATATGAACAACCAAATTTTGGTACAGATTTATTAAATGTAGTATTTGAACCAAATGTTAATGCATTAAAAGATTTTATACATACTACTATAACAGATGCAGTAAATTTTTGGCTACCATATATAGATATTACAGAATTAATTATTGTTACCATGGATGATGATCCAACTATGATACACAATATTAAAATATCAATTAAATTTACCGTAACTGGTACAGATTCAGAAGAAACAATAACAATATTTGCTGGACAAGATGGAATACTTAAAATAGAATAGGAAAAATATTATGGAGGTAACAAAAGATGTATCATATTTAGGAAAAGACTTTGGTCAATTTCGTAAAAATTTAATAGATTTTACGAAACAATATTTTCCTAATGATTATAATGATTTTAATGAATCATCACCCGGTATGTTATTTATGGAA